CAGAGATTGCTTCGTTTAAATCATCAGCTACTTTAATTACATCATTGATGTTAGTAGCTACTGTAGTAATTGATGGCATGTTGGTTGCCACAGTACCAATATCTGTAGCATCATTTGCAACTGCTGTGACATCAGAAGCAATATTAGCTACATCTGTTACATCTGAACTTATACCTGCAACTGTTGTGATGTTAGGTAAATTAGTTGATATAAATTGTTTGTTTACAGCGTCTGTGTTGTCTACAGGGTCTGCAACATTTGTTAATCTTTTATTTTGTACGTCCCATTGAAAATTTGCACTATCAATTTTAATTACGTCACCTGCATCATCAATAGCTTCTTGTGACATAAAGAACGCTTGAGTACTGTCTGTATCTAAATCGTTTTCAGTAAGAACTGAACCCGCAGCATAATCTGTTAATCTGACTGTTTGAGAAGTTTTTCTTCGAATTTCTATAGCACTAGAGTTAGCGGGTGCGGAATCAAAAGTTAAAGTAGTTCCCGCAGAGTTTAAAGTATAAGATGTAGTAGCGACACCATTGATGCTCACAATTAAATCTGCTGCGTCTCTATATGAATATGAGATAGCGTAAGCAGTTGTAGAGCCATTACCTGTATATCTTACAAATGAATTAGCCATTTATTCTCCTTTTCTCTTCTAATATGGGGTCTTATTATGTAGGGTTTTTGGGAAGTGTTGAACTTCCTATCTTTTTGATTACGTTTTGAATACCTAAAGCATTCTGAAACAGTAATAATTGTGTTAAATCGTTGTATTGAGACTGTGAAAATTCATAATCTTTGTCCCACATTGATTTAATAGTACCTCTAGTACCTTTGACAGCCTTGTTAAATATTAAATCGTATGTTGGGTTACCTGTTATAATATTTGAGTCTAGTCCAGTAGAACGATAATGAAAGAATGGGTCAGCACCAACTACACCTAATCCACTGTCAATAAATGCGGGGAGCAATGAAGCAAAAGCTGAACGTTGAAATGAAGCTTTAGCTATACTCATAATTATTTCTTCATCAGTTTTACCAAATTTCTTTTCCATAAACTTTTTTCTATCTCTTTTATTCATTAAGATAGCTTGAGCATTCATCTGAGCTGTATATGCTAGTCCAGCAAACACCATTGAAGACATAAATCCCATGTAAGCTGTCATGTCATTCATCTTAATACCATGTAATAAATGTTTGCCATAAGCTGTCATCATAAAACCTCTGAATTGAAACATAATTTTACCAAGTGTTGAGTCTGTAAATCCACCAAGAAACATTGTTTCACCAATATCATTTTCTTGAATAGTTCTACGGCCCCATCTATTAATAGCATAAGCAAAAGTTTCTGCTGCCTCTGCATCATCCCATTTGTCTGCGTTCAATCTTTTAATTTTTCTTTTAGTTAATGCACCTTCATCAGTAGTAGAATGTTTTTTAATTGCATCTAAAATTCTTTTTTGCATTGTTTCTGAAATACCTAAATCTTGGTATCTTTGTTTACTTAAAGCTTTTGCTCCGCCAAAGGCCTCATCTACATATTTTTGAACCATACCTTTTAACGCAATTCTTTTCATCAATGTGTTAACTAGGTTCATACCAGAAATATCTGCTGTAAATCTTCCCACGTGGTCAAGACCTCTTTCTATTTCTGAAATTTTTTTCTTACCTACTCTAGAACCAAACTCATCTGTTTGATTAGCAACTTGATTGATTAATCTTTCACTTCCAAATCCACCAAATAATTCTTCGGCTTCTTTCATAAACTCATCATCAATTTCACCATTTTTCATACGTTTTAATAATTTACGCATTTCAGGTAAATGTTTTATAGTTTGCCTTAATCCTATGTTTGCAGTTAGTACACCTATCTCAGCTAACTGAGCAAAACCTACTTGGTTCATAATTCTAGCAAAATTATATTTTCTCATAATTCTTCCAAATGTAGAAAAGTTAGTACTAATATCTTCTAAGGGTTTACCTATTAAATGGTCAAAGCCACTGTTTAATGCTTTTAATTCATTAATTCTTACTTTGTCATTAGCGTCTACACCCATGTCATCATACTGTTTTTCTATCTGTCTCATCATAGCTTTCCAATCAGACGTAGATTTAAAACCTCTTTGGGCCAAAGCTATTTGACCAGTAATATTGTTAGCGTAATTTAAGAAAAGAACTTCAGCGTCATTTTCTAAAAAATCAGATATTGACATTGTATCATCTGAATAAGTTTCATCTAATTTTACTCTTCTACTTCTAAATATTGTTGATGTGTTAGGTTTACTAGGAAACATTGCTAATATAATTTCTTCAATAGCACCATCATCTAAATCAGTTGTTTCTTTTAAAATTCTTTGTAAGTCTTCAGCTTTAGCAGTAAACAAACTTCCTAAATTAATTTGATTATGTTCATTACCTCTTCTTACAACTCTCATTAAATATTTTGCTAATTTTAAATTTGCTGCATTATCAATACCGCCACGCATTGCTCTTGCTAAAAATTCTGCTACAGCTTGTTCACCGTTTTTGGCTACCATGTCAGACATTTTTGCTTTAGAGTAAATTCTTGTTAAATAGTTTGCATTTTCTATAACTTTATCAGCACCTCTTACTCCTGATGCTTTAGCCATTTCTAACATGTCTTTCATTCTTTCAGCATGAGCCTTGGCCATTGTATTAATAGCGGGACTGTCAACTACTTCACCTCTAATTGCTCTAGCTAACATTTCATTAAATTCATTTCTTTTAGAAATACCTTCGAGTCTTAATCTACTGTAGCCATTCTCTTTTAAAAAATCATCATAGTGTCTAACCCATTCTCTATAATAAAGCATTCTTTGTCTGTTTAATTCAAATTGTTTAACTTGAGACATTGTTTTAGAACGTACCCAGTTTTTACCTACCTTACCTATAGACTCATATAAAATTTCAGAGACACCTCTTACTAATTTGTTTGCAGACATATCTGTTACACCCGCTCTGTCTAATCTAAAGAAACTCCAAAAACCTTCACCCATAAAAGCTTTTGATGTTTCTTCTGAGTCTAGTAATTGTTTTGCCATGTATTTACTGTAGACAAAACTTTTAGCGTCCATCTCACTGTCACCAGTGTGTTTTAATGTTGCGTCTTCTATTTTACATTCAGCCATTTAATTCCTTTATTTACATTTGTAGACTTTACCATCTTTAGTAACGATGTATTCATCTTTACCGTCTGGCATTCTAATTTCTATATTACCGTCTGCTCTAAGAGTTGTTCTTTCAACTAAAGTTAAATCATACTCATTAGCAATTCTGTCAAAATTATCTTGTTCTGTTCTATTTAATTGTTCATATCTTTTATTACCTTTAGTCGTAAATTCTAAACCACTTTCGACAACATCTTGTCCTTCTTTAACTTTTACAAAATCATCTACTGCTTTAATCATTGCAGCTTCATCATCATCAATTCTATTAGTTGCTCTAAGACTTCTTAAAGTTCCGCCTAAAACAAAACCTGCACCCGCAGCAATTAAAACTTCTCTCACACCGAGTGTTGGGTTTTGACTTGCTAAAGTCATTTCAATCATAGCATTGGTTGACCCTGCCGCTAATCCACCTCTAACTATTCTTGTAAGTCTTGAAGCTTTGTTCATAATAATTGCGGGAGCCATTATACCATCTGTTGCTATTGCTAGTGTCCATGCTGCGGGGTCTAGTATAGCCGCTAACAATCTAGCTGTTACACCTGTAACCATTCCTTTAGCATTTATGATTGCTGTCTTTTCTTGTACATCTAAAATTTTAGCTTTAGTTCTTCTTAATACTGGAAGAGAATCTGTTATTTCAAAAGCATCTAAAAATTCTGGGTTAACATCTTTTTTTAATTCATCCCAAGTTTCTTTATCTGGGACAATGTCATTAATTTCAAAATTATAATTTGGTCTTAAATCTTCACCATTACCATATTTTGTTAACCATGATGTCATCCATTCCTGGTCTATTTGCTGCACCTGCTATTTGACCATAAGAAGTGTTGTCTGCAATAGCGTCATTAATTTCTTTGTTTTTCTTATCAAGATTAAACTGTTCTTGTTCTGATAATGGTTGGGGAATACTTCCTAGAGGCTCTAGAAATTTTGGGTTCTCATGTCCTTCTAAATAATTAGTTTGTTCTATTTGTTTATTTTGTTTTTCAATTTTCTTTTTAATCTCATCTGCATTATTTAAAATAAATTGTTCTTCGTTATTTCTAAATGCTTGTATTGAGTCCCATTTAGGGTCTATAAGTCCTTCTAAAGTTTCATCTAATAAATTATCATCTTGTGATAAATCAAAAGTTTCTAAAGGTTGTTTTGTAACTTGTTCTACTGTGTCTGAAACTGTCTTAACTATATTGTTAACTGTATCATCTGATGTGCCACTTAAACTGTCTTGTACAACGTCAAAAGCTTTTTGAGCTTCTGAACTCATGTAACTTGTTATTCTATCAGTTTTTTTTAGCGAAGCAGAATGCATAGCTGCACTTGTATTAACGACAAAAGGTTCACCGTTATCATAAGAATATGTAACAGCAGTTTTTTTACCTTCTTCTAAAGAGTTTCCTGTACTAAATTCTGTAATTTGACTAAGTCCTAAATCTTGTGCTGCCGTGTTATAATTTCTAACTCTTCTATTAATTAAACCTGTCATTACACCATTTTGATTAGTAGTGGGGTCGTTAGCTGAAATAATATCTAAAGTGTTTTTTAATGCAGACTCATAATTTCCATTTATTAAATCTGATTTAAAACCATTAAACAATTTACCAGAATTATAATATTGGTCTGAAGCTACTATTTTCATAGAATTAGGTAAATTATTCCAAGTGTCTTCACCTATATCAGCTTTCATTTTATCGATATTGTATAAAACTATTTGTTTTGCTAAATCTTTATCTGACATCTCGTCAGCATTTAATTGACTAAAATTTAAAAACTTTTTTAGTCCATCGCTAATATGTGTTATGCCATATCCTCTTGTCCCTTTACCACCTTCTAAAGCAACTTTTCTTCCTTCAGTTCCTTCATCTTCGGCAAGTATTTCTAAAAATTTATCTATCCATTCTTCATTCATATGTTAATCCAAATCCATTAATAGTTGGCCTAAGCTTCCTTCAAAATCTTTTTCTATTATTCTTAATATTCCATTGTTTCTTTCTTTTAATACTTGGTTCCAATCTGCTTGACTGACCATAGTAGCTAACTCACCTTTATTACCAATTACATCTGCGTAACTAAAAGCAAACGCTCTGCCATTCACTTGTATCGGGGCCATTGTATCTCTGGCCATAACTACAAATTGATTTCCATAAAAAGGTGCTAAGACTAAATCTGAAGCTTCGTACATCCCGTTAGTTGTTTTAGCTACTTCGTTAGAAATAAACTGTGAACGTTTAGTTAATTCTTTTGCATTAGCAGGATTACCATTAGGCATATTACGTCTGTTCCAAAGCATACCGTCAACTTGTACATATGATTTTGCAACTAGTTCAATAGCTTTTTCGTTTGCAGTATCTTCTCTAACACCTGTTAATTTAAATATTCTTGTTAATCTTATTGCTTCTTGAACTTGCATAGTTACATCTGCATTCTCACCAAACCAAGGAGCAAATTTTGATTCTAATTCTGATAGAGTAGAATCTGGGTCTTTATCAAATTCTTTATATTGGTCTGAAGAGTTTATAATTTGCCACATTTTAGCAACAGCTTGGTTAGTATCAAGTCCTGCTACTTGTTCTAAAGTATTAACACCTTCATAAAATACTTCTGCTTTACCACTTAAATAATCAGCTGTTGGACTGTTATCTTGGCCTAGTGCTTTTAATTTTTTAAATCTTTCATAACCTATTTTAAAATCTTCTACTCCATCAATGTCAAAAATATTTGTATTGTTAATAACTCCAAGACCTTTATCTAATTCATCTTTCCAGGGTGTAAAAACTCTAGCATTGATAGACATTAGACTAGCTACATAACTGTCTAATAAAATTTCTTTATCAAAATCTTTTTGATGTGGATGATGATGAGGAAATTCTTCATAATGTTTTTTTGCTTCCTCATCTACAAATAACGATAACTTTTTATAAATAGATTCTTCAGCTAATTTTTTATCTGTCTCACTTACAGACTGACCTTTGTAAATGCTTTTATGAGATAAACCGTCATAAAACATTTGTTCAACATTAACACCTTTTTTAACAGTTGAAGCTTTTGATTTAATTTGTTTTAAAATTCTAGTAGATTGCTTTTGGTGATTAATGTCATTTCTAAAAGATGGTAGTTCACTTTTCTTACCTCTTTTTTCTAATACAATTTCATAAATTTCTTTTAACTCTTCAACATCATTAGTTGTTGCTGCTCTTTCTTCAAGAAAATTTAATATAGTTTTGTTAGCTTCTTCGGGTAGTAAAAAGCCTTTTCCTTTTTTATCAGTTTTATTATTGTACCAAAGTTTTAACATATCACTTCGGTCACCTTTAGTTTTTTCCCATGAGTCAACTACTTGTGTATGTGCTGCACTTCTTTTATTTAAATTTAATTGTTTAGCGTCAGCTTCAAGTTTATCTGCTTGTAATTCTAATTTAACTTTACTCCATGCGGTGTCGTATGCTCTTACATATGAGTTAGACATATCAGTAAAATTTCTAGTTACTTTACCAAACTCTTCATCTAAATTTACATCTGCCATAGTTAAACCTGTTACAGTTTCATCACCTATAGTTTCAAAGATGTTTTTCTTAACTTGATTAGCGTCATTGATAGCGTGAGTAACTGCAAAGTTTACGTCAATTACACTAGTGGCCCATTGGTTTTGTAAATCAGCAACTCTAGGGTCATTTTTATCTATTAATTTTTTAATTTCTTTAGGGTCTGTAATGCCCTCATTTTCTAATCTTGCAAAAGTAGATTGTGCTTTTTCTTTTTTTTCGTCACCATATGCTTCACTAAATTTAGCAAAAGTTTTATCAAAACTTCCTAATGCTTGAGCAATTTGTTTGCTTTCACTATTTCTATCAATACTAGGTTTTCCTGCGTTTGTGCCACCACCGTATATGTTTGATACTCTATTGTTATATGTTGCCATTATCTAAAATATTTCCTATTTTCATTTGAACCATATGTTGCCCCACTTTCTGCTACACCAATAGCTAACGCCATTTTACTTGGGTCACTAGGAACTGGTAGACTATTGATTGTTCTTGAGTTAGTTGCAAATACTTCAAGTTCTTTTCTGTTAAGTTGAACCATGTCATTATCAAATGCACTTTTGTTTTCCATAAAATCCATATCAAACTCTGCACCATTATCTTTTAAAATTGCATTTGTATTACCTACATTTAAATTAAGCATTTCACTCATCTGAGCAATTTTTTCTAATTTTGTTTTAAATTTAGACCTAGTTAATTCTTCTTTAGCTTTGCCTTTTTCATAATCCACCTGACCTAAATCATCTGACATAGCTCTGTTAGCATTAGCGACAGCTACAGCGTTACTTTTTCTTACTCTGTTTGCTTCATCTTGCTGTGCATTAAACTCTTGTACTTTACTAAATACAGATAATGCAAATTGAGCTTCTGGTGAACACATATTATTTCATTTCCTTTATCATTAAGTTAAATAGTTTTTTTTCATAACCGTAATTAACGGTGTCAATTAAGTTAAAGCCTAAAAACTTTAACCATTTGTTTCCAACTTCGTTTCTGACATCAACGTAGTTATATAAATACTTGTAGTCTTGTCCCATTTCTTCAATCCATTTAGGACACTCTCTTAAAAATTGTAGTGTATGGTTTAATAATTCTGGACTAGATAATAACCAAGCCACTCCATACTCTTCATTATCACTTGGAACTACACCAAACATACCAATGACACCTTCTTGTTTAGTTCCAATTATAGAATATGTTTTATGATTTAATTCTTTAAATGGATGTAACAATGCTTGTAAAGGTAAAGCATTATGTGAAGCTTTAATTTCATTTAAATCTTCTTGTCTTACTTTAGGTGCTAGTTCGTGTGCGTCATCAGATTTAGCAAGTCTGACATATTTTTCCATTATGCCCTACCAGAGCGTCTATGATAAAATCCTTCTAATTCTGCTGAAACAAAGTGGACCGGTAAATGTGAGTCTGACTTTAACGTACATGTGTAGTGTGTGTTTCTAGATTGAATAGGTATATTATAAGTACCGCTTGTTATATTTGGCTGTCCAATAACAGCACTTGCACTGTTAATAACAGTTCCATTAAATTCATAATCAACATCGCTTCTTCCTTCTTGAGTTACAGTTGCTTTAAAGAAACCACTGTTTTGGTAATCTACAGAAACTTGTCTTATCTGGTAACGTCCAGATGTTAAGGCTACTGTACCGTTTCCAGATGCTTCTCTTAAATATGGAGTAGAGAATTTATACTCAGATAAATAAGTAGAGCCAAAAACTGCTTTGATGTGGTTACCTTTAATTTTTTGTGTAGTTCCAGAACTAGAACTATCTATTGTTAAGTTAGAACCGTTAGTAGTATCTACAGCTTTTAAAGTTTGATTTAAAGAATATGGAATTGTAAACGTTGTTAAATCTGTAGCTGAGTCATAAGTCCCAGTCAGTGTAGACGTTCTAAAATCCATATGAATATTATGTGTTAGTCCAGTAAAATCTGGGTTACGTAAATCTATTCTTAATAATTTTGTATTAGTGTTTTCATTGACTACAACATAAAGATAACTGTCATATGCTTCAGCTGACAATATCTGACAATTATTTAAACTCCATGTACTCCAAGATGATTGTACTTTTTTATTAGCATCCCAAAAATATTTATAGATATTTATAGTGTCTGCATTTGTAGAACTTACAGCACTTGAAGGTGTGTATGCAGTATTGTTAGTAGTATCTAAAGTGTCATGACATAAAACAATCATTGTATCTTCAATGTTGTTAGAAACAATTTTGTATGCGTTGTTAGGTATTAAAGAACTAACACCTATTGTTACATCGATACCGTCATTTGTTAATGTATCATCATCTGCAAAGTATTCTGTAATTGCAGTTTTATCATTTCTATTTTGTGCAAAGTAAACATATTTACCTGCTGAAACTGGAGCAACTTTTATTGCATGTGAAAATGTACTTGTTTTTGTTAGTACTGCTGTTGTTGGTGTTACAGCGTCTCCCGAACTTTCTAGTATGTATTGTGCTTCACCAGAAAATAATAAAAGTTGTTCGTTAAAATCTATCGAGTTGTGAAGTTTGTTAACTGTTGTTCCCGCTGCGGCAATATCAATAGGGTCAGTGTCTAAAACATCTGTACCTGTTGTTGCATAAAAATTATAGTAAGAAGCATTTTCAGATAACACTAAGTTTTGGTCTGCAATAATACCTAATCTATTTTGAAAGAATGTTAAATTAGAAACTTTTTTACCTACAAAACTTGGAGCAGAGTTTGTGTCTTCATCACCACTTACTCTGTTTGTGTATGTTTGCTGTGTAAAACTAAATGTACCATTGTTGTTATTAATTAATGCGTAAGGCATTGTAGAATTATCTAATCCTACTTTTACTCCTGGGCCTACACATTCACTCCAAACACCGTTAGCTGTAAACTCTACATAATAATCTGAAAGTGAGTCACCTTCCTCACCAGTGATTTGAATAATCATTCCTGGTTTTGAATAAAATGGTAGTTCAGCAAAATCCCCTATAGCGTCTTTTATTGCATACATAGCTTGGTTACCAAAACCGTCTGTAGTTTCAACAGCAAATGTACCACTACTGCATGTTCCATAAATAGTGTTACCATATTGTGTATGTGTAAACGTTCCAGTAATTCCAGAATAGTTTGCTAATCCTTGTGATGTACTTAATGTAGCACCAGTGTCAGTTCTTATAGTTTTAAATCCAATACCATCTGCACCACTTGACCAGTGAGAAGAAGCTGTTCCATATAATAATATGTGAGCAATTTTTTCTGTATCTCTAAATCCGCTATCAGTTGAAGCGTCATTACCAGTTGGCATTTGAAACAATACTTGTATAGGATATGACCACGTTGAGTGGTTTAAAGTTACACTGTACTGTCTTCCGTACTGTGAACTTTTAACATAAGAAATATATTCTTGTACTTTTGCAGGTGTTGTAGTTGAACTCTCAGCTATTGTTTTAGATTTGTTTGCAACAAATGTATAATCTGCAATGTTTGAAAATGCTAAATCTTCTATAGGTTTTGTTGTAGTTAAATAACTTGCACCACCAGTTCCTATAGTTACTGTTTTTTCAACACCATTTAAATCATAAACCTTAACTGTACCGTTAGTAAATACAGCTACGTACTGGTTTGAACTATCTCTATTAATCCAATGTACTGCTGCGTTGTTTGGAAACGCTGTAGTAGATAATAGATTAGCGACAAACTCTGTCGGTGGTCTTTTAGTTAATCCTTCAATAATATTAGATTGGAAATTAGTTTGTGTTTCTGCTTGTCCTACATTACGTTGAACTGCATTTTGTTGACTAATACCACCAATAAGATTAGGAATTGATGTTGAAATTAGTGCCATAAATTAGTTTCTACCAGACCTTCTTGGGCCTCTTTTAGCAATGTAACTAGTGTTATAATCATCATTAAGCATGTTAGCGTCCATAGCTCTTGAGTCTGCTTGTTCAAATGCCATGTGAGCTTCTTGTTCATCTAGTTGTGCCATTTTAATTAATTCAGTTGCACCTACGTATCTTGCAGCAAATCTTCTTGAAGCTTTAACTACAATGTATCTTCTTGCATATTCTGGTAGGTGTTCAAACTGTTGTACTAATACTTTGTCGACTTTAGGGTCATAAGTAAAGATGTCTGTTTTGTTTTTTAAATCGTATAAATATTGGTTTCTAATAGTGTATTGATAAAAATATTGATAAGGGGCTGAAGCCTCTATTTGTACACAGTTAGCTTCTAAAGGTACTTTATTAGATGTATCTCTTGAAGCAGTTGTGTCTAATTCTCTGTTAAAGAACCAACCTTGTGACTGAACACTCATAGAAGTTTCATCTAAAATATTCTTAGCGACCGCTACGTCTGTACCAATGTTTCCAGTAATTGAACTGACTGGACTTTCACCGATAAAACTTAGCATGGTATTTATCGCTTGTAATTCGCTTGTAGAATTTATTTGTGTTGTCATTGATTGTCCTTTGTAAATTTGTAAAGTGGGGGACTTAGTCTCCCTTGTCCCCCACTCCTATATAGTATAAATAAGCTTAATGAATATTAAGCGTCTTTAATTCCTACAGCACTTTCTGGTCTTAATACACCATGACCCATAGCGTATTTAGCAACCATTAAAGTACCTTGTCTTCTAATGTCGTATTCCATTTCAGTAGCTAAATCCATTAACTTAACAGTTCCAACTGCTGACGGGTGACAAACTAAACCTTCGTATGCAGTCAAGTTTACAGCTTGAGGTGTTGAACCACCTTGAGTAGCTGAACCTGCGTCTGAACCGGAAGTTACGTTTGAAGCAACAAAATGAGGAACTGCAATTAATTTAATTCCTGCAATTTGTAATACTCTACCTGAAGCAACACCACCATTAGCACCACCACTGAAGTCAACATTGACTGCATTAGTAG